CCACAAGCTCAGCCTCAAAAAAGACCCAATGATACAGGGTCAGTTATAGTTGACGGATTTATAAAAATCTACGATCCAAAAACACGCAAAGTATTTGTGGAGCAAAAAGCATGATTATTCAACCCGGCTTAGCTAAAATTGAAGGATTCATTAAAATCACCGATCCAATTACCGGTGAAGTTTTAATTGATAAAAAAAATGCTATTAATTATGAAAACATTTCAATCGCCATGGCAAATACCCTTAGTGATCAAGGTAAGGGGTGGATTTATACTATGGCTTTTGGTAACGGCGGATCGGCGGTAGACCCAGCAGGAATTATTACATACTTGCCGCCAAATGTAACAGGGCAAAATGCTAGTTTATATAACGAAACTTATGCCCAGATAGTAGATCAAAATTCTGCTTCTAATTTAGACCCAGCAAATAACAAAATGACTGTGTTACATACCTCGGGAAATCCTTATACAGATATATTAGTTTCTTGCTTATTGGACTACGGACAACCTGCTGGACAACAAGCATTTGATAATAGTACCAATTTTAATGGAGAATATGTGTTTGATGAACTAGGATTACAATGTTGGAATGGCTCTGCCACCAACTTATTCCTAATTACCCATGTTATTTTTCATCCTGTGCAAAAGAGTTTAAATCGTCAAATACAGATAGATTATACCCTTAGAATACAGACATTAACAAATTTAAGTGCCGCATAAATATACATATTAAATGGCCATAAATAATACAAAGGACGGAGTAAAATAAATGTCATATACAATTACACTAACAAATGGTAACATATTAGCTACCATACCAAATGGAACAATTAATTCAACAGCTTGTTCACAAACTTTGGTGGGCAAAAATTATGCTGGATACGGTCAGTTTTTAGATGATAATTTTGTACATTTATTAGAAAATGCTGCTAATAGCACAGCTCCTACTAACCCTTTAGTTGGTCAATTATGGTTCAATACAACTACAAGCGTTTTACAAGTTCGTAATAGTGTAGGTTGGAAATCATTAGGCGGATCACAAGCAACAAGTGTTGCTCCAACAAATAATAGTCAAGGCGATTTATGGTATAATACCACCGCTCAACAACTTTATGTTTGGACTGGTTCAACATGGTTATTAGTTGGGCCAATTTATAATCAGACAACTGGTAAGACTGGTGCTCTTGCTAACACTATTGTAGATAATACAGCTACTTCACATGTTGTAGTTGAATTATATGTTGCAGATCAACTTGTTGGATTTATTTCACAAGATGCTACCTTTACACCGCAGTCTCCGCCAACTACAGCATGGGGACTTCAGCCAATTTCTCCTGGCATTACATTAGGAAATATATTAGCAACAGGACAAGTGCCATTTTTTACTGGTACAGCAACTAATGCACAAAAATTAAGCGGTTTATTTGCTAATTCATTTATGCGTACAGATGCTAATACATCTACTACTGGCACAGTTAGAATTCTTAACGATAATGGTTTATTAATTGGAGCAAATAGTACATTTACATTAACAAAGACTGGCACCCAAGCTACCTATACTAATGCAGCATTAAACGGAAATGTTTCGTTTAATGTTAATAGAGCTGGTGTAATTGAATCAGCATTGTTTATTAACGGTGCTACTGGTATTGTTAGTAGTCAGTTTGGTATTACTGCAAATTATGCTGACGTAGCTGAAAGATTTGAAGCTGATACAGCTTATGCTCCGGGCACAGTAGTTGAATTAGGCGGTACAGCAGAAATTACAAAATCTAATACAGAGTTAAGTGAATCGGTGTTTGGAGTTATTAGTACAAATGCTGCTTACTTGATGAATAACGGGGCAGGAAATAATTTAACTCATCCTCCAGTTGCTATGACAGGTCGTGTTCCTGTACAAGTTACAGGTGTTGTTAATAAAGGTGATCGTTTAGTTTCCGCTGGTAACGGTATGGCAAGATCTGCCAAAACAGGCGAAGCAACAGCATTTAATGTTATCGGTCGTTCATTAGTAGATAAGTTAGATACTGGCTTAGGTACTGTTGAAGCTATTGTTACTATCAAATAAAATAGGGAATACTGATGACGTATGTTACTGGCGGCTTAATACAAGCAGCAGACTATAATGGCTTTAATGGCAATGTAAATGCTGTATGGAATACAAGCTACGGTCAATCGGCTACAGGAAATATAACTGTTGGAAGCCGAATTAATGCTAACTCCTGGGCAAATTTAAACAGCCAAGTTAGTAATAGCGCAAGTCATCAAGGCACAGCTATTACAACAAGGGCTAACCCACAAATAGGTAACACAATTACAGTTTTAAATAATTTAGGTAATGATATTGTTAGTATTAATACTAACAAATTTAATGCGTCTACTCAAGGTACACAATATACTGGGTGGACTGGATCTGCTAGTGCTACTTCAGGCGCTGGAACTGGAAATGCAGCTTGGACATTAACATTCACCGATACTGTTACTTTTGCTAATGCTAGTGCGGCAAATTATTTTTTTAATTCAGGCGCAACTATTAAAATTCAATTTAGTAAAACTTCCACAGGCAATACAGCCGACACAATCTGGAATACACTTGTAAATTCAACAGCCGGCACGATTTATTTGTCAAGTACTGGAGCAAGTAAAACAATTAACGGTGTAACTTATACTGGTACTACTAAGATTGGTGGCAACGGCACACCAACCGTTTTGGCAACTAGCACAGGATTTGCTCAATTAACATCTACCCCTGTTATAATTTATAAACAATTTCCTTCGAGTTATACTTATTCTGGTAATTATGTACAAATTACCGCGGCTTATACCGCTCCTATTCTTACGCTTGTCACAACGTGGAGTAGTACATCCGGCAATACGGCTGTAAATATCACCGGAGGCACAGCAACTACTGGCATTTCTTTTGGAACTGCTCCTGCTACCGTAGTAACATATTTCCCGCCAGCAACTACATATTTGGCAAACACGTGGGGTACTCCGTTAGTAGCCTCAACTGTTTCCGGCGGAGTTTATTAAACGTTTCAACAGCTTCAATTAGTATTGCCAAAAGGGACTAACTCCCTTTACTTTTTTCTGTTTTTATAGTATAATATCAAGATGGATACTAAAGATTTAATAGCGCATAGCCGTAGCCGTTTTGACCATGCGGCTGCCAAACGGACTCTTAAAGAAAAATATCAAAGTAAACTTATTTTTGCTCATAATGGCGGAATGTTTAAAGCCGGGCCCGAACTAATTAACATATTAAACGCGGCAGAAGGTCAGCAAGGAATATACTTACTTGATTTGTATGAAACTCCAGTTATAGTCGATTATAAAGAATTATTAAATTTAGCACAAACCCGCTGGCAAGAAACTATGAAGTTATGGTTTGAAGAATACAAACAACTAAGCAAAAATAGATGACAACAGGTGTATTAATTTTTGCTTTTAATAATGAACACATAGATTATCTTGCTATGGCTAATTGGTCGGCTAAAAATATCCGCAGACATCTACAATTACCTGTAGCAGTAGTAACTGATCAGCAAGTTCCTAATAAGTATTTTTTTGAACAGATTATCCCAACTAAACCTTATACCGGAGATACTCGAAAATTTGCCGATCAAGAACATAATGTTACCTGGTTTAACGGTAATCGTGTAGACGCATATCAATTAACTCCGTGGTTGCAGACTTTGGTACTAGATGCGGATTATATAGTGGCAAGTGATGAACTTAAAAAAATAATTGCTATGAAAGAAAACTTTGTAGCACATAAGACGGCATATGACGTTACTAATCAAGATAATTTCAACGCACTTAACAACTTTGGAAATTATAATATGCCCATGTGGTGGGCTACTGTAATGATGTTTAGAAGATCTCAAGAAGCTGAGTTAATTTTTGATTCAATGGCCATGGTAAAAAATAATTGGCAACATTACAAGGATCTATATAATGCTGAACACCCAACATACAGAAATGATTTTGCTTTAAGTATTGCTCTAAATATAGTTAATGGTCATACAATAGATCATATAGATATTCCTTGGGACTTAGCATCTTTAACACCAGTACATCGATTATCTCAAATAAGTCAAGATAACTATCGCGTAGATTTTTTAACACCCGATAATAAACCAAAATACATTACCTTAACTCAAGATTTTCATGCTATGGGTAAAAAACATTTAGGAGATTTAATTGCTGGATAAACAGGGTTATCTTATTCCAGCTATAGGTGACATTTACATAAAATGTGCTAACAAGTTGGTTGATAGTATAAAACAATGGCATCCGAATGTTAATATAACTATACTAACAGAAGATATGCTACCATATGGAAAATTCTCTGGGTTTGCTAACGACTGGCAATGTTATGATGCTAGCCCATATGAATACACTATTAAATTAGAAGCCGACATGTTATGCGCCAGCCCGATTGATCATTGGTGGGATTTATTTTCGAATCGTGATGTAGTTATTAGTCGGGGTTGTAGGAATTTTTATGATCAACCTGGTAGCTCGAGATATTATCGTAAAATATTTGATAATAATAATCTTCCAGATGTATATAATGCTATTACATATTGGAAAAAAGGAGACATAGCAAAAGAATTTTTTGAATTAGTAAAAAATATATTCAAAAATTGGGATAGCTATAAATCTATATTAAAATTTCCTGATTCCGAGCCAACTACTGATGTAGTTTATGGCATTGCGGCAGTAATATTAGGAGAAGAGAATGTGACATTACCAGCTAATCTAGGTCCTACTATAATACATATGAAAAAACATATCATAGGCACTATAGGTGAAGATTGGACTAAAGAATTAATATTAGAATATAGTAATCCTGGGATTAGGATTAATACTGTAGCACAGTGGGGTTTATTACATTATCACATAAAGGAATTAGCAAATGAGTAAAGAAGAAGATAAAATTAAACATAGTACACGATTGCATAAAGCATGGGCAGTTATTAAACGACAACTTAAAATTGCTAAATCGGCAGGAATTAACGAAAAATATATTAATCAACCACATCGATTAGCCAAACATCACGCAATGGATTGTGGCGTATCTAACTGCCCTATGTGTGCTAGTCCTAGACACAATAAAACAACTAAAGATAAGTTAACAACTCAAGAAAAACGACTATTTCAAGATATTGACAAACCGCATCACGGATTGAAAGATGAATGAAAAAGAATTCTGGTCGGCCTTTCAATCAGAAAAAGCAACAACTATATTATATAGATTGTATTATGACAATCGGGGTGCGCCATTATTTTTCAGCCAGGAAGATTTACCAGGTAATTATATAGATATTACAAGAGAAGAGTATGTCAATCCGCCTACGCATTTTAAGGTGGTTGATGGTAAAATAGTATTAATAGAAACATCGATAGCTAGAAGACTATATCCTAACGAGGATGGGACACCGTGCCATCCAGAGGATATTTCTGTAGTAGTTCAAAATAGCGAACCTAATGTTAAGTGGAGTATACAGTGAAAAAAATTGATGTCGCAGAATTAGATTGTGTTTATTTGTCATATGATGAACCTAATAAAGAAGAAAATTGGGTTCAGGTTAAGAATATGGTACCGTGGGCTAATCGAGTAGACGGTATAAAAGGATCAGACGCCGCACACAAAGCAGCGGCTGACGCAGCCATTACAGATAGATTCATATTAATAGATGGCGATAATATTCCTGATGATAATTTTTTCGATCTTACCTTAAGTATTGACGATGCTAGTGAAGATTGCGTTTTTCGATGGAAAGCTCGTAATACTATTAATGGATTGATGTATGGTAACGGCGGCATTAGTTGTTGGACCAAAGATTTTATCTATAATATGAAAACTCACGAAAATACTGATGGCAGTCCTGAGAATGATGTAGAGTTTTGTTTTTATCCTAATTATATTCCTATGTGGGATTGTTATTCAACAACATATCCAAATGCTACACCGTTTCAAGCATGGCGAGCAGGATTCCGCGAAGGTGTTAAGATGTGTTTAGACCGTGGTCGTAAACCTACATTAGAAGATTTTAAAATTAATAATCGTAATTTAAATAATTTAACAATATGGCACAATGTTGGGCGTGATGTCGAAAATGGAATATATGCTATATTAGGTGCTAGGATGGGTACTTATATGTTAATGTTAAATCCTAGTTGGGATTACAAAGAAGTACAAAATTTTGACGCACTTAAACTAGTTTATGATACAATAGATGGTCATAATCCCGAACAAGTAGCGGCTAGAATTGCGCCAGAATTATCTACTCAATTAGATTTGCCGATGGTCATGTTAGATGAAAATGCCAGCAAATTTTTTAAACGTCATTATTTAAATGATCGTCGTAATAAAGGCATAATGATCCGTGAGATGGATGTCATTAGACAACAGGAAGGTTGGTGAATGATTAACAAAGATGCTTTTTCAAACGGCCAAGTAGATAGTAAGTTATGGTTATGCCGCGAACTAGAAAAATTAGAATGGACTAGTGAACTAACACACATTTATGGCGGTTGGTATGGAGTGTTGGCATTCTTACTATTAAGTAGAGAAAGATTCAAAGTTGATCGTATAGAAAGTTTTGACATTGACCCATTATGCGAGTCTATTGCTGATATGATTAATGAAAATTGGGTTATTAAAGAATGGCAATTTAAAGCATTTACTCTGGACTGTAGCCAAGGTGTAAGGGGAGCTCCGGATTTAATTATAAACACAAGTACTGAACATTTTGAAAATATGGATTGGTTTGACCGTATAGCGAAAGGTACAAGAGTTATATTACAGGGTAATAATATGCCACACGACGAGCATGTTGTACATTCTGCTACATTGAATGAGTTTATATCTCAATACCCGCTGTCTAAAATAATATATCAAGGTGAAAAATTGTTTGTTTATCCTAAATGGCAATTTACTAGATATATGCTAATTGGAGTTAAATAAAGATCATAATGCAAAAAAAATATTATAGATTAGAACATGCCAAACCTACTAATACTGACTGGTTCGTAGTTAATTGGTGTTTAGGCAATACATGTAACTTTAGTTGTAGTTATTGCCCAGAAAATTTACACAACGGAACTAATCCTTGGCCAACACCAGATACAATTAAAAATTTTATACAAAAAGTAAAAGCTACACACCCTAATAAAAAACTTTATTTTGAATTTACTGGCGGCGAAGTAACTTTATACAAACATTTTTTAGATATATGTCAGTATTGTACTGAACAAGGCATAAAAGTAGGACTTATATCTAACGGATCTAGGACTTTAAGATACTGGAACGAAAATAAACAATATTTTGATCATGTATGTTTAAGTTTCCATCCTGAATTTGCGGATGCTGATCATTTTATTGAAGTTGTTAAAGCATTGAACAATGATGTCAGGACACATGTCAATATCATGATGGATCCTGCTAAATTTGATTTTTGTTTTGATATTGCTAATAAGATTAAAGACCTGGGTAATATTTCTATGGCACTTCAGCCGTTGATACACGATTTTGGTGAAGTATTATATGATTATACTCCTGAACAAAAGAAAACAATAGACGATCAACACGAGTTAATTAGCAAACATATTAAATTTACCAAATCATTTGATTACTACAGAGGTGCGATGAAAATGTTGTATCCAAATGGAACTTCGGCATTATCAAGTGCCCACAGATTTATTAACGAAAAAGCAAATGATTGGTCGGGGTGGGATTGTTATGCTGGGGTCGAGCAACTAATTGTAGATCAGCGTGGGACAATTTCTCGAGGATGGTGTTTAGAAGGTGGCCCCATTGGTAATATATTTGACAATAATTTAAATTTGCCAATAGACCCAATACGCTGTACTAAAAAAATGTGTCATTGTAACTTTGACATTATGAGTACTAAGGAATATAAAGGTGGCTAAACAATTAGTCGTACTTACCGACGATAATCGTAAAGTATTGGCTAGTATAGAAGATATTGTTGCCGCTAAATTAAATAAATTTCAAGGATGGGTGTGTAATACTGGGATACAAAGTTTATACATAGATTTTGACGGCAATGTGTGGAATGGCAATTGTTCTGGTGGGGTAGGTAAGTGGCTTTTAAAAAATAATAAACCAGCGTGGGGTCATTTGGGCACGATCAATCAAGGGTTTAGTATTCCTAAAGAACCTGTTATATGTCCTTATCAATCTTGCGGGTGCGGATCCGACATAGTAGTAACAAAATATAAAAATTCGTCCGATATTAATTTTGTAAATGAACATACTACAGATATCGATCAAAAATTTACTAACATTAACAGTATTAATGCTGTAAAGTTTACTCATAAGGTGCCTAAGCAAGTACTATGGGACATAGGCCGCCAATGTAATTATAATTGTAGCTATTGTTGGCCCGATGTACATAACACAACAGATCCGCACAAAACTTTGGATACTTTAATTAAAACTGCCAATTATGCGATTGATAATTGGGCCGATGGAAATACTATCCGTTGGTATTTTGGCGGCGGCGAGCCAACATTGAATCCTGACTTCGAACCTTTTATACAATATCTTAGCAGTAAAAATCAATGGACTATGTTAGTATCAAACGGAAGTCAAGGACCTAAGTACTGGGAAAAAAATTGCGACAATTATAATATACTGATATTCAGCGCACACTTTGAGTTTATGAAAAAAGAATTATTCATGAAAAATGTATCTGCCATTGCCCAAACATTATCTCTGGGTACAAAAAATTTAACGCAGTTTATTATTAAATTAATGGCCAAACCTGGAATTATTGACCAAGCAATTGACTTAGCTAACGAAATTAAAAAAGTTACAGAACAATATAATCTTCCAGGACATTTACTGTCTATTGAGATGGTTCCATTGAGAGGTTTAGGCGCGGAGTCTGGAAATTTAAAATCTGAATATACAATACAGGAACTAGATCAAATCTTACAGTTTAATCAACTTGGAGTAAATGTTTGATGATAAAAGTTGTTGACTATGCAAAAAACTTTGATAAAGATTTATGGCAAAAATTCCAAGAGTATGTAATTACGACCTCTGATAATTTAAAATATAATTATATTGGATTAACCCCCCAAAATTTTCTTTCATTCCCAGTAGTTATAATAGATAATACAATCGTATGCTTTAGTGCGTTACAAGTTAATACAGATTGGTGGGGAGAAAAAATTGGAAGAGTTAGTACACGAATGTGGATACATCCAGACTACCGTCATAAAGGAAAATTTACTAGCGGGTCTAAATTCCTTAATACTACTTACTGTGTACCTTTACAACTAGCCAAAGCAAAACTAATAGGACTCGATTGTGTGTTTATTAGTAGGGAACATAATCCAAAGGCATTTCAAGAATATTCAAAATTAATTAAAGCAAATTGTCAGACTGAATTTATAATGCAACCTAACAAATATGCTCTTAATGGATCTTGTTTTGTAGAAGACGCAGAAAGTATGAAGCAATGGGTTATGCTACATAATATAACCGAATTTGGCGAGTCGGTTTGGTTTAATAACATGAACAAGTATCTACTGCTTTAAAAATTCTTCTTTAAGCCAATCTGTATTATTAATTAATGATAATTGGTCTCGATTTCCTATATTTTTGATACCAAATGCTCTGCCAGCTACGGCGCCTTTGATTGCCCACTCACCAAAAGGACTCTCGGCCCCAACTGTACACCAAACATCGAGCCTTTTGCTACTTTCTCTAGCCAGTTGTCTTTTTAAAATATTACTAGATAGTTTAGTACATTCTCTAAATGCGCTACGAAAAGTATTAAATTCATCTGTATTAAACGCAGTAATATTGCTTATTTTGGTCATAGGTTTAAATCTATTACTAATACTAGTTGTCATGTCTACACAAGATGGATCTACATCTAAAGTTAATTGTTTTGGTAACAATTTAACGCCGCCGTAACCATATTCCAATCCATTTACAGGATTGCGACTACGCCATACATGAACGCAATCACGATCAAATATGCTTGGCTGATATTCAAAAGTCCACTCGTCTGTTAGATAAGCATCACCATCAACAACATAAAACATATCGGTAGTAGCTAATTCCGCAGCACATTTATGAGCATTAACAATTCCTTTTATACCGTTTACACGAAATGCTTTGGGAGATTTTTCCAAAACCCTTAACCAATTTTTTTCAGCATTGGGTTCATTATAACTAATAAAAATAACATCCAATTGATCTGATTTAGCTATGGAAACATATCCCATATCTTTAGTACCTAATACTTTATAATCTTTTAATTTTCCTTTAAATGCCCACACGTTATTATTAGTCAATTTAGGATCTACATACCATATCATTTCGTAATTTAAATCGTATAAATTTTCGATACCCTTTATAGTAGGATCGTTTTCAAAAATTATGTTGACATCTATTTCAGAATTTCTAATCCATTCAATTTCAAACTCAATTTCAACTTCAATTTCAGTATAGCGTTTTTCTATATCCCATAACGCATTAAAATATTTTGCTACCCACTGATCTTTATATTTCCATACAATACAACGATTACCATCGTATGGGATTGATTTAATTTTATAATTTTCAAAAGCAGGATTAATTATTATAAATTCTTTATGTCCTTCCCCAAGTTTGAACAGATTATAATTGTAATCTTTGTAATCACCATGCCATTCTATCTTTTCAACTTTTTCTTTAGGGATTTGATAAATGTTAGTCATGTTGAAGCCAATTGTAGTATTCTTTTAATCCGTCGGCTAGATCAACTGTGGGATAATATCCAAAGTCTAATCTGGCTCGCATAGTATTCAGTTGCCCCCGAATTGGAAACGATGTGTCTCTATTTTTAATGCATACAGATCCTTTTCCTACCATATCAACTATTAAAGTTGCTGCCGTCATAAGTGTGTGCGATTTTCCACGAGCTATATTATAAGTAGAATTTTTTGTGTCTTCACTAATGGCAGATAGCGCGATACCCATAGCCGCATCATCGATATAAGTAAAATCCAATGCGTCATCGATGCCGTTGACTGTTAATTCTTTACCTTGCATAGCTTGTGTTAAAAACTTACTAATTACTCTATCTTCGACATCATACGGACCGTACACAGCACTGGGTCGGACAATAGTATAATCTAATTTATGTTGTCGGCTATAATCTTGTACTAACCATTCTCCTGTTAATTTCATAATACCATATTGACCCATTGGTTTACAATCGTTATTTTCATCGATACCATCGGACATAGCTTGGCGATTAAAATTACCATACACCATACTACTACTAACATAAACAAATTTTTTTACATTGTGTTTAACACTTTGTTCTAATAAATTAAGTAATCCTTCTATCATTACTCGACTACCTTGAACAGGATTCTTATTAACTACTTTTTGTCTAGGAAAACTAGCTAGATGTATAACAATATCTATTCCGTCAAATATATTATGATCAAACGGTTCAGTAATGTCGGCTATCGTAATATTTCGAGTTTGAACTCTACATAGGCGTTCAGTCATTAAGTAATCTAATTCAACTTTGGGTATAATGCCATAGTCTGTTTTATTATCTATGATAACGCAGTCGTGACGGAAACTTTCAAGAATACGAACTACATTATGGCCTATAAATCCTAGCCCGCCGGTTACAAGTATTTTCATAATAATATACCGTGAATATAAATTCCAGCCATAATCACATTTAAAATAATTAAGCTAGGTTCTTTCCAAAGAAAACTTAACATTATCCATAATGAAGCAGTTAATAATCCTGTAAATTTATAATACGGGTACACATCATGAGCAGTGAAAATTACATGAATCAATGCTACAAAAGTTGCTAACCATTTGATATAAAAGTCTAAGGGTTTATTAAACATTGATCCCATTTTAAAAAATATTCTGTGGCACATTTTTCCTCCACATCGCCGTAAACAAATACTCGTTGACCATAAGTACCAGGATCAGGACGAATAATATAAAGCGGATCGGGACAGTTAAGTTTGATCCATTGACCTTTTTCGGTAGTCATAAATTCGCCCAACGGAAAAGCTGCATATATTTCTGGATCTTCGGGATCGCCTATACCAAAGGAATGAAAAATAATCTTTACCATGCTACTATTATAGCATATCGAAAACTACTTTACAAGAAATTCGGTTACCATTGGAAAAATTGATTCCAAAGCAACAGCGCAGGATTCGGCTACTTCACGATGTTCTTTTTGAGTTTCTGGCCCGCTACGAAGCTCAATATAGTGTAACCAGCTACGCAATGTACCTTGCATATACAAACGGCTTACAGTTAACCCTTCGGATAATACGGCACGGGCTTGCTCTTTAGCTATGCCTTTATTGATAGCCCACTCGTAGGCTTGCTGGTTGGCATCGATGATTCGTTGTTGCATAACTCCCCAATCATCGTGTAATTGCTGATCATCAGTTGTGATACTGTTCTGTCTATTTTTTGTGTCTTGAAGTCTGGCTTCTCTTGTAACGAACGCCAAATCTTTAGTTGGGTCAGCATAGCGTTGAGAGAACTCTTGGAAACTAAAACTTCTGTGCCGTAGGATTTGTCTAGCAATGTCACGAGTAGTTTCAATCTCCAAACAAGCACTAACCATTTCCAACGGGGACCAGTGTTTGTGTTTAATAAGATAACGAATAAGTTTTTCGCTTGTAAGTGTGTTGCTTTGATTAGCTGGGTTGCTAACCCTAGCACAGTAAGCAACTAGTTCCTGAGCATTAACAATGCCTTGCTCTACTAGTTCCTTACTGGGTTGGCTACTACTTATTAATTTTACTTTCAAAGTTTACCTAAGATTTTATCTGTTTCAGGTTGAACTAATGCTGCAACACTTTTAATATCAACTACAAAATCAACATCTTTAATATCATCATTCATTTCGGCAAATGTTCTAGAAACTAATGCTTCGATATCTTCGATTTGTAATCCTTGTTTGATAAGTGTATGTAAGTTAATAGTGCGTTGTTTGCCATCATTTAACTTAATTACGATTTTTTTAATGCACTCCAGTGGTACATCTGTTTTGTTTACTTCTTTAACAATAATTTCCCACTGGTCAACTAACTCATCAATTGGCAGCATCGCTCACCGCGGCTTCTGCTTTAGGTGGACGGCCACGACGCTTAGGAGCTTCTGGCTCTGCTGGAGTCCATGTAGCTTCTGCTGGATTAACTCCTGGTACCATACGCTCGGCGTCTTTCTTCATACGAGCAGCTTCTGAAATCATAGCAGTAGCTTCTTGCTCCATCTTCTTAGCTTGTGCCAACATATTAGCGGCAATAGCACGATCACTTAATACACCGTCTTGTGGTGCGCTAAGTGTAGATGGAGTCTGATAACGAGACTCGGCAGATTGTTGTTTAGCAAGTTGTTCTTCTTTAAACTTTGCTTCAGCAGCACGTTTAACTTGTGGGTCAACCATACCGCGCGATGCTTCATTTTCTTCTAGCTTCTTCATGGCTTCTGCGCCTTTGTTCATTTCATTGATTAACTTATTAAGTTCATCTAAACGAACACTTGCGTTAGTGCTAGGAGTCATTAACACATCAGCACAGCGAACTTTTTTAATCATACGCTCGGTGTGTAATGTTTCAAGAATAGCACGACCATCTGGCAAGAAAGAACGATGTAAAGCGTCAGCTAATTGATTAGCTTGCTGTCCAACATCACTTTCTACAACCTTTTGAATCGCATCTTGCCATGAAGCATTTAAAATTTCAGGATAAACTACTAAGCACATGTGCTCGTCACCTGGAACCTCGCGATATAATACTAAGACCTTTCGGTCACCATTTCTACCTACGTGTTTAATCTGTGCCATATTATTCTCCTTGTGATGTGTCGCTAATTGGCTCAGCGGCATTGGGTGTAATTGTTTCTCCATCTTCAGTAGTAGAGTTAGCTTCTGCGGCTGCTTTAGCTTGGTCCATTACATCATTTAGAAAAGTTGTGAGCTTATCATAGATAGCACCAACTTGTGTTAATTCGGCACCACGAAATGCTCCGCGAGATGCCGCAAGATCTACGATGCCATGAAGGGCGCCAAGATCTGCTACAGTAATTTGAGTTGAATTTTCCATATAGATATTTAATATAAAATAGGGACTGTTAAAAATAAAATGCCCCACAAAAGGGGCATTTTGGTAAAATTGGGTTGGGTTTATCTAAGTTTAGTGCGTTTTCTCTTCTTCATAGTACGCATATTGTCCAAATGGTGGGACAATACTTGTTGTGCCATGCATAATGAATACTGTATCGCAATAGTTTTCATCGCCCCACGATCCGTTTGGATAACCGTCTGTAAACATAATATGACGCTTGGGCTGGATGTCATTTTCTTTGAAGTATTCAAACACACAATCAAAGTCAGTACCACCGCCCCCGTGTACTTCATAATCGCAGATAGTATCTAAGTTTTCGCTATCATATTGCTGAGGATTATAAACTTGGGTATCAAAAGTTATAATATGGATTCTATATGCTGGGAAAGAATCCATAATACCTTGTACTTCAGCTAAAAAATCTTTAAGCATTTTATCACTCATAGAACCTGAAGCGTCGATGCTAATAGCAATATCAATCATTGGATCAAGTTGCATACCTGGCATTACCGCATCCATATGCCAACCCCTACGACTTGCTCGCATCCAAGTAAAATCCGATTTAATTGTAGATTCAAGTTGCATGCGTAACAATTCACGCCAATTCATTTTGGGTGCTGTCATATCTTGAATAAGGCGTTTAATCCCCGATGGTAAGTTACCAGCATTATCTGAGGCCGCGGCTGCCGCTAGTACTGCTTCTTTAATTTCGTCACGAATAGCATCTTTTTCTGCTTGTGATAATTTTGGTTTACCGCTACCACCAGATTTACCATTATCGTCTCCGCCGTCGCCTTCGTCTTCACCGTTTCCATCTAAGTGGTCATCGAGAAGTTTATCAATTAAAGAATTGATATCAATTTTTTCAGCATTTTCATATAAAATATCGTAGACTTCCTCGGCACACATACCATCATATTTGTGATCATACAAGCAAGGAACTGTAGTAATTTTTTCGCCTACACGATGTTTAATTAAGTCACCGTTTACACAATAGTCATCGGCAATATTCCAAAGTTGCGGATCGCGATCACCGCGTCTGCCCATATGATCATATACACAATGTAATACTTCGTGTCCAAACAAAAATTCAACTTCTTTAGGACGAAGCATTTCAATAAACCGACTATTGTAATAAAAATTACGCCCGTCGGTTGCGGCAGTAGTACACCATTCATCCGCATTAATTAATTTTAAACGAGTAGCCAAGTTACCAAAAAAACTAGCACGAAGCAATAAACCCACCCGAGCAGTAATTAATTTTTCGCGAACTTGTGCGTCTAATTTAGCATCTGTAGGACCTAATAAGTCTTTGAATTTATCTGCTTCTTTAGAATTTGTAGTAGTACTTGCTGTAGCCATTACGGTGTCCTTTATTATTAACTATACTACTATTATACAATTAAATGAATTGTTTGTCAACTGGCAAATTTTAGGGTAAAAAACCAATTCTGCGTGGGATTTAAGGTATATGATCTTCAATATTCACATATTTAAGTACAAACCAAGATAACGAAGACTCATTGTAAAAATCTAAATGTATCTGGCCTGCATAACTGAATCTTGTGTGATCATCGTCCCACGGAACCAATGCTTTATGATACCTAACAGTAAATCCAAGTTCGCGTTTTAGCCTCCAGGAAATAGCAAAAATTTGATCTCCAAAATCTTTTTTAATTTGGTCCCTAACAAAAGTCCATTCGTGCGCCTCTTCAAAAATAATTAGATTATGTTTAATTTGCATTTTCAACCATGCTTTAACATAAAAAGAAGATACTTTTGTTCATCAGTTATATCATTTTCTAAATTCATTTCACCGTCGGGTGTTAATTTTAACTTAACGCCATAAGTTTGATTAAGCCAAGAATAAAAATCAGGTTGTGGATGATTGGTAGTATCAAATTCTCTTTTAGCTGATATAATTTGTAGCCAAATAGTTTTACTGTCACCTATGACAGTATCTAACCTTGCGGCTGTGTTGGAATAATATTCATTATTGTTCATGCTCGGGCCAAGGACTAGGAATCCATCCTAAATTTAATAAATCTTCGGCTACTTCATCTGTTACGGTACCTTCTGGAACATATTTTTTTTCTATCATATGCTGTTTGTCTTCCTCATCATTGTATGTAGCCAATCCGCCCATACCCGAACAATACCAATCCATATAGTTTTCATTTGTGCGGAGCCTAGCAACAATGCTACCGGCACTACGCCAAGAACAATGCCAGTATTCATCTTTAAGTACAGGCCATATATCTTGTGGTTGCCAACGCATATTACATAGTGCAGCATATATATTTTGTGCGTAACGAGCGTCTTTAATCTTTACCATAAACCAGGGAGAATTTTTCATATCATCTTCTAAATCCCTGTCCATTATGGCCCCCACTTCATTAGAAAATTAATACGATCAAACTCAGTATCAAAACTTAGCACCATACCTTGTTGATGGTCAATTCCCTTAGGTAATGTTTCGTTCATCCAATTAAGTATTTCTCGTTCATTATTAGACCACCATGTATGGTCTACTATCATTAATTCTAGGCCGTGACTAAATGGGCTAGAATATAATTGAAATCTACTAGTTTTTAATCTAGCAGGAGTGCCTGGTTGAATCATCCTATTAAATTCCTAGCTCGTAGTTTTATTATAACAAACTCTCGTTCGTCAATCTGCCCCCAACTAGTATCATTAGGCAGAGCTTTGACCAGCGTAACGCCATTAGCATTTTCCAACCATGCCCTGGTGCTAGCATTTAATGCCTGATTATGTACAATATGATTTAGGCTACCACCTTGTGCCGGACTACAGTGAGCTTGATAATAATAGCCACTTGGTCGCCCAAGCACACTAGTACCTTCGGGAATTTCGTAGTAGTAATTCATAATAATGTTTCACCGTATTTAATTTTGAACCAAGCAACTTCTTCCTCGCCTTTTAAATATACTATATTACTACTTAATCTAATTATAAATGCCCAATGCTTGTTAGCAGGGCAGTCGTCATTTAATTCATCACTATAGCCGTAAGTGGCAGACAACCATTGTCTTACCTGGTGAAAATCAAGCATCATGGGTATTCTAATATTATATTTAAAATGCTCATTAATAATAGGATTTAAATCATAAATCAACAGTATTAACTCCATTTAATTCAAAATCACCTTCTGCCGGGCAAAAGATCCAATCATCTTGTTTATACGCATACGCAATATAATTTAATTCTTTAAATATTTGTTTAACACGACTTTGATCAGTTTTAAATATTTCTACGAAACAAACAGGCCTGTGTTTAGTTAATATTTGCCTAGCACCCTCTAATGCTAAATGCTCCATACCTTCCACATCTATCTTAATAAAATCAACATTATCGTTATAACTATCTAATGTAGTAGTTTTAATAAATTCTAAATTAGGTTTAATCATAGTTTGATTATCACTATATTGGGCTGGCATTAATTCAACCCCGCCAAAGTTATTAACAGTATTATAATCAGGCAATTGAATGGATATAACAGTATTAGCAACATCGCTTACGGCGGCGTACTCGCATATAACATTATCCAACCCATTAATAGCTATATTACCGCATAATGTGTAATATACTTGCCGTTGTGCTTCGAAGGATCTAATAGTAATGCGATTACCATATTTTTTAGCTAGGGCCACGGTATGACTACCAATGTTAGCGCCAACATCGTATAATACCATTTTAGGTTTATTAGCTAGAATGATATCGCAAAAACTAGCAATTAAATCAATATCGTCCTGCGCCCACGCTCCTAACTGTCGTATAGATTGGCCAATATATTGATCGTTTTCATTAACAATCATCGGTCCATGTATAGAGTTTACAATAATATTAGGTATAGTCATAAGTTATAAAAGGTAGGAGGGCGGTGCGAACACAGCCCTGTGTACAACTACTACACCACCCTCCTGTTAGCTA